GTTGCAATGAGTTTTGACTCATCAGTTCTTAATTAATATAGGGAAAAGGTTATGGCATTCATTAGATCAGGTACTACAATCCTCAGCTTTGCTGAGTATCAAGATGTTGTTCTTATGGATCAACGGTTATTCGATGAGAATGAAGGCCTAACCGACGAAGTTGTCGAAGATATATTAATTCGTAGCACTGAGCGAATTTTAACACAATTAAAAACTAGCAAATGGTACAGAGAACTAGCACTCGGAATGGGTGCTAGTGCTCTTACTATTCCACCAGTATCAGCTGTAAAGATTACTAGTCGTACCAACGACTTCACTGATCTAGCTGTTTACTATGGTTTGTATGAATACATTCTACCAAAGATAGCTGACTTTGGTTCAGAAGATAATGCCGAGCGTGTGAAGATAGAAGTTTATCGTAACAAGTACTCGAAATTATTTGACGAACTATTAGCCGACGGATCATGGTATGATTATGATGCAGATGGCACGGTTGAATTGAGTGAATTTCGTCCTGTACCTACTAACTATCAGAGAATACGCTAATGAGAGCAGATCTTATCGCATATTTGAAGACACAGAGTTTAGGCACAGTCTCAGTAGCCACTGAATTACCTTACGGTAAAGATGGCGAACCATTATATCTAAAGAACTTCAAAAAAATCTATATTGACCGTGAACAAACAACACAGGAACCTTTGTTTAATACATTAAATGGTAGTAGCTTAGTAAATCAAACAACTCAAGTTACTGCTTATCTAACAGTAGATGCAAAGACTAGCCTAATAAATTACGATACCATTGTCAACATCATGTCAGCTGCACGAAATTCAGTTAGCCCTAGTAGCAAACTTGATCGAACTGTAGCAGTGGCCAAAAGCTACGAAGGTGATGCATTGGTAACTGAGTTCACATTTGAATTCAGACAACTTATAACAACATAAAAGGAAAACACTATGTCATACATTTATCCAGCACCGGGTAATACAGATGCACAGGTAATTCTTAAAGTTACTAACACAGGTGGTAATCTAGCTAACGCATCAGCTACTATCACAGTGCCAGGACTTCAAGATGTTACTTTAAATGCAGCCAACGATGTATTCACTTGGACACAATTAGATGCAGCTTCTAAGAAACAAATCGCTACTACAGCGACCAACAGTTTGGGAATGAACTTAGTTCTAGATCAAACAATTTTCTTTGGTAGCAATGCAACCGCAATTAGTACTTCAGTAGCACCAGAAAAAGGTATCTTTGGTCTAAGCAACTTCAAAAATAAAATTGACTTTAGCTTATATCTAGGCGATACAGATTCAGGCGCAGCTGGCAAAACTATTACAGGCTCAGGCTATGTAACTGGTCTAGCACCAACAGTATCAGCAGACAGCCCAGTATGGGTATCACCAATTACTATTACAGTAGACGGTGACTACGACGTAGCTTAATTAGCTACTCAAAACAACGACAGGAGCTTAGGCTCCTGTTTTTGTATGTATAAATAACAATGTAAGGAGATAGACAGATGTCAGAGTTTTTTCAGGACAAAACAGATAAAGAGCTATTAGAGAGCTTGCTCGCAGAAGTCGCAAAAGCAACCAATGAGTTGCGATGTGGTGAACGCGATATCAAAAAGGCCAATGGCCGACTTCAATTTGCTGTAATGGCAATAAACGAAATGATTAATAGACCAGGAGATTAACAGATGAAATTAACACAATTAGCAAGTAAACCCCAATTAGTAAAAGTAGAAATCAAAGATGACGAAACACTAGCCATTTATGGTGAGCCAGTAGAGTTTTATGTCTATGACCGTCAACCAATGGATGTTTTTGTTAAACTAGCCACACTTGATTATACAAATTTTGGTAGTTTAACTGATATTGTTAAAGAATTAGTATTAGATGAGGACGGTAAACCAATTGTTCGCGGTGATAATGTATTACCAACAGATGTCTTAATGAAGGCTATCAACCTGGTGATCGAAACTGTGGGAAAGTCCGTATCACCGACTACGACACCACAGACAGTAGCTTCCAAATGATACTTAGTCTAGACTTTGTTAGCCAAAGATATGGAGTATTGCCTAGTCAATTACTCAGATCAGGCGACAGTCTAGATTTAATCATAGCAGACGCCGCACAAGGTTACCGTAACAAGCAGCAAGAAGCTGCTAACAAAGGTGAAAAACTAACTAATAGTTCGCACAATCTATCTGAACAACAAATGAAAGATATGATCGAGCGGGCTAAAAATAAGGCGGTAAAACTATGATAGTCGTTGATCGTATTACACCAAGTTTAAATAAGATACAAAGAGAGTTATCGAATCTAGTCAGTGAAGCATATCAAGTATTTAAAGATAACACTCCTGTGCGTAGTGGTAATGCCCGCAAAAAAACTCGCTTAAAAGGTGATACAATACTTGCGGCTTATCCATATGCTCGTAAATTAGATGGTGGATGGAGTAGACAAAATCCTGATGGGATGGTCAAACCTACAGCCAAATTTATTGAACAACGATTAAGAAAAATTCTAAGGAAATAGGCCATGGCTGATTTAAATTATGATGTAAGGGTCAATACCCAACAGGCACTAGCTAGTTTACAAAGACTTGAATCTCAAGTAGGTAGACTTAGTGGTAACATGGAAAAAGTCAGCAGATCCTCTGCGGTATTTGCTAATAGCTTTCGTGCCTTAGGTGCCACTGTAGCCGGTATTGGTATTGGTCGTTTTGTTGATGACATACAAAACATGCAGAACAAACTCTTATTGGCAACTAGTAGTCAAGAAGAATTTAACAAAAGTTTAGGCTATGTTAAGGCCATTGCTGATCAAACAGGTCAAAGTCTAGCAGCCACAGGTGCTCTATATGCTAAAGTAGCGGCCAATGCTGAGAAGCTGGGTTATACACAAGAACAAGTGGCCACAGTAACTTCATCATTTGCTCTAGCACTTAAAGCATCAGGTGCCAGCGCAGAAGGTTCAGCAAGTTCAATCTACCAATTTAGTCAAATTCTAGCCAAAGGCAAAGTTAATGGTGATGAATTTACCACCATTATGGAGAACTTAGGCGGTCCTGTAATGGATCTAGTAGCTAGCAAACTTGGTGTTACTACTGGTCAACTATTTAAAATGAAAGAAGAAGGCAAGCTAACGGCTGCCATGTTCAGTGATGCTCTTATACAGAGTTTTGATGAATTAAATGCTATGAGTGGTAGATTAGGTCCTACAATTGGACAGGCATTTACTAAGATTGGCAACAGCTTCAGTACATTCCTAATGAATTTAGAGAAGTCAACTGGCATCTTTACTACCATTGCTAATGCTATGACATTCTTAGCTAATAATACCAAAGGAGTTGGTGTTGCACTAGCTGTAGTAGCAGGTGCCTGGGCAGGAGTTAAAATTGCGGCATGGGGTGGCTATCTACTTACTGCCGCCGCCGGCGCAATAACTTTTACTAAAACTCTTAGAAATTTAGGTATTGCCGCCGCAGTCGCAGAAGCTATTGCCACAGGTGGTCTAAGTGCTATTGCTACATTGACCTTAGGTCTAGCAGGCGCGGTGGCCGTAGGCACTGCCGCTGGCTTAATGTTTGATAAATTACAAGAAGGCACAAATGATTTCAATGTTGATCTAACCAAAGTTGGTGCTACTGCTAAAGAACAATTAGGTAATGGTGTTCGTGCTGAAACTGCCCTAACAGTTCAAGAAATGAAAAAATTGCGTGATGAAACCAACGCAATTGTTACCAGTGTAGCTAGAACTATAGGTAGTTACAAAGATGCCAATGAAGAAAAAATTAAAGGTTTAAACTTTGATCGTGAAAGTTTAACCATGACTACGGCACAAAAAGATGCCAAAGCCAACCAATTAGAAGCAGAGCGTGCTTACACAGCAGAGATGACTCGTCTCAAACAACAGTATGCTGAAATATCAAATACTGGTAGTGAAAATGAAAAGAAACAATTGCCATTAGTAGCACAGGCAATGACTACATTGACTCAGAAATATCAAGAACACCGCAAAGAAATTGCCGCAGTTACATCAGAATTAGCACTTGAGCAGGCTCAACGCAGTTTAAATTTATATTCAATTAGTGAACAGATTCGTTCGCAGAATGAACTCTTTAAGATTCAGGATGACACAGCTAAATTGACTATGACTGAGATAGAGCAGAAATACTATGACATAGATGTAGCCGCCCGTCAATCAGCTAAGACTGCTATAGAAGCTGAAATGGCTCGTAGAAATGTTTCAGAATTAGGTCCTGGTGAAGCAGAAGCCTATTACGCGGCAGCTATTAAAGGTAGTGATAAACTTAAAGCCGCAACTAAAGCAAACTTTGAGGCTAGTCGTAGTTGGTCAACTGGGTGGAAACGAGCATTTAATGACTATGTGGCCAATGCTACTAATGCCGCAGCGCAAGCACAAAATATATTTTCTAAAGCCACTAAAGGTATGGAAGATATGATTGTAAACTTTGCCAAGACTGGTAAGTTCGAATGGAAATCATTTGTGTCAATGATGTTAGAAGAATTATTGCGCAGTCAAATACAACAGGTATTTGCACAGATGATGGGCAATATGAGCAATTCAATGTCAGGAGTTACTGGTGCTGCAGGTGGTGGCAATATCATAGGTAACCTATTAGGCAGTGTAGGTAGTATGTTTGGTAGTGGCAATAATCTAATGCCAGGTGAACGCGGTGGCATTCCTTCAGGTAGCAATGTATTTGGTGACTTATTAGGTGGCATTGGGTCAGGTATTACTTCAGTGTTCTCAGGCATAGGTGATTTATTTGGTGGCTTCTTTGCCAATGGTGGTAACTTAGGTGCTGGTCGTTGGGGCATCGCCGGGGAAGCTGGTCCAGAGTTAATATCAGGTCCAGCTACAGTAACACCTATGGCGGGTGGCGGAGTTACTAATGTCACATACAACATTACAGCTACCGACGCAATGAGTTTTAAACAATTAGTGGCACAAGATCCAGGCTTCATTCATGCTGTGGTAATGCAGGGAGCTAAATCAATGCCCGGAACAAGGAGATAAGATATGTCATTCCAATGGATATTCGATAAGGCAGAAACAATTAGTGTAAACAGTAGACCAGTAGTATTACAGACTATTACTCGTAACAATACTGTTCGTGCTACTAATCTCGGCGGAGCAGTTAAACGATACACAGTAAAATTACCAGATGGTATTCCTTACAATCAGATATCGGCTAACATTACTGCCGCTGAAACATTAGGTCAACATACTTCTAGCAATGTAACAGTACGATTAGATGGTACAGTATATGATACAGGCAATGTTATCTGTACAGTGTTTCCTAATTGGACATTATTTGGCTCAGGCAATATTAACCAAGTGAGCTGGGATAGCGCATTTGAATTTTATGAGGTAGTATAATGGCTATACAGGACCTAAGCAGTTACTCAAGTATCTATGCCGCATTATTTGTGCGCATGGACATACCTAACTATGAGGTTTTACGATATAGCACACATTTTGAACCCTATACAGTTACAGAAAGTGATGGCACTTCACATAGTTACACAAACTTAGGTACACTTGTAGGTGTCACAGACAACACATTTGGTATTAGAACTAATCCAGAAGAGATTACCATTACCATATCAGGTGTGCCATTAACTAATGTTAGTATGGTCTTAGATGAATCGATTAAAGGCAGTCGAGTAGAAGTTCGCAGACAATATTTCCGTGGTAATAACTATGCGGCTATCAACACGCCGATAGTCAAGTTTAAAGGAATAGTAAATAACTATAATGTTGTAGAAGGATGGCCTGATTCATCTACTCGTGTAGGCACCTGTACTATTAGCTTTCAATGTAGTACATTAATTGACCTAATGTCAGAGAAACGAGCAGGGCGTAGAACAAATCCCATGGATGAGAAGACATTCTTTCCAAATGATTTAGCTATGGATCGTGTACCCACATTAGCAGGTAGTAGCTTTAACTTTGGCGCACCAAAATAAGGATTAATAGATGAGCGGATTTCTAGACAGTATTGTAGATGTAGGCAAAGGCTTGTGGAACTCAGTCACAGGATCAGGTATTGGTGGTACTCTAGTTAGTACTTTATTAACTGGTCTAGCACTTAACCAGGTTACTAAATCAATTAACAAAAGTTCTAATACCACTGCTTCACAAACACAAACAGCACAGGTAGAAACCGGCAATAAAATAACACTTAGTCCGGCTACAGAGAATCGTGTGCCTATAGTCTATGGTGGTGCTATGCTATCGGGCATAGTCACAGACGCTCGCATGAGTGCTGACAATCAGAAGATGACCTACTGCTTAACCATATGTGAAGTTACTGGCACAAAGATGTCAGATGGCTTAGCCAGTGAATTCCTATTTGAAGATGTCTATGCTAATGGCAATCGAATTGTGTTCCGAGCAGATGGTATTACTGCTAGTTATATGATAGACGCAGATGGCAATGTGGATAAGAGTATCGACGGATTAATTAAAGTTTATCTATACAAGAATGGCAGTAGTAGTCCGGCAATATTAGACAATTATACTGCTGGTGCAACCAGTAATGCTAATACCTACATGCCAGGCTGGACAAGTAATCATACTATGAACAGTCTAGTATTTGCCATAGTAGAAGTAACCTACAATAAAACAAAGAATGTTACCGCATTACCTAACATCTCATTTGCTATTCAAAATAATATGACTATGCCAGGTGATTGTTTATGGGATTACATGACCAATACCCGTTATGGCGCAGGTATTCCACCTTCGGAGATTAAAGATGCATAGTTTAGAACAATTAAATGTCTACAGTAATGTAAGTATTGTCACTGGTGATGAAAGACCACCTAGTATTACAACGACTCCAGCTAATACCTCAAACTTAACTTCAACTGTTTATAGTACAGAAGATACTAGTCATAATTTGGTTGTTCCGTTTACCATTGATTCAGCTATATCTCTTAATATAATTTATACTGTAAATGTGTCTATGTATTCGGGTGCTACTGTAACTTGGCCGACACAAGATTTAAGTTTAACCTATACAAACCCCAGTACTGGTATATACCGAGTTAGTGGAATAGACACCATAACAAAATGGAACACACAAAAAAATCCATTAGTGTTTATGGGTCCAGATAGAAATGGAAATTTAACATATAAGGCTAATATATCTGTTGGAGGATCAACTATTAGTTGGAATAACAATGCTATTCTAGCCGCTACCGCAGAAATTAATACCGGAATCCTTCTCGATCAAGACTATGATGAAGACACCCCTATAACATTTAACTGCGGATTATTAATTACTGATACAATAAGTTCATCATATAGTGTAGCCATTAGTAAAAGTAACAATGCCGCTGGCGTATTGTCAAGTACAGGGGTTGGCGGAACTAGTACCTATACAGCAAATGTTTTAACTATTGCTGGTACTAGAACACAGGTCAATAGTCGACTTGGCAATATTACTTTAACTCCAGGAGAAGGCTTTGCTAATGATTTTGCCTTAACCTATAATGTTCTCAATGTTACATCAGGTGAGCCAAATAGTGCTCAACAGGCAATGAAAATAAGATTTATATCTGATGAAGTTAACACTAACACCTTAACAAATCAAATTTATAATCAAGATGATCCTATTACATTTGACAGTGGGTTAATTATTACCAATGCGTCAACTGTTGCCACATATTCATTAACTATTAGTAAACCGAGTAATGCCACAGGTGTAATGTACAGCACAGGGGTAGGTGGTACTAGTAGTTACGCAAATAATACTTTAACTATTACCGGTAACAAAGGTCAGATTAATACTAGATTAACTGCTATAACTTTTGTCCCCACAGCAGGTCCTTACACAAATTTTACTTTAACCTACACTGTGACTAATTTATTGTCCGGACAAGTAGAGGTTGCTACTCATACTATGACACTTGATTATCTAAGTAATAATATCTCAAATATGAATGTGTCAAGGACATACACACAAAATTTACATAATAATTTATTTGCAACTAATATTCCAGCAATAACAGAAGATATTCGTAGACCAACCGCGCCATTTGTAGCAGATGCTAATACAGCATTATTATTACACTTTGATGGTAATGTTACTGATAGTAGTAATAATGCTTATACTCCTGTAACAAATACTTCGGTAAATTTTGATAGCGTCTATAGACAATGGGGTACAGGTTGTGCTAGTTTTGATGATACATCAGTATTAAAATTTAATAATGATGCCTTAAAGAATAATAGTTCAGCGTTCACTGCTGAATGTTGGGTTGATCCTAAAGCGGTTGAAACTAATGGCGGAGGTATTTTTTTACTCGGTCCTTACACTGTATCAGCCGGCGTAACTTCGAGCAATCAGATACGAATATTTTTCCCTAATGGTAGTTCTTATGTGGGACCAGTTATAGAAAGTAATAAATTTACACATATTGCTGTGACCTATAATAATGGTAATTGGTATGTTCATATTAATGGTACAATGAAATATACAGTTTATCAATTAATATCTGGAACAGAACCAACCTGGAATGGTATATTTGTTGGTGTATCACACATCTGTAGCATTGACGAGTTCCGTTATTCAAAAGGAATTGCAAGATATTCTAATTCTAATTTTGCTGTTGAATCATATAATGTACCTCAATATACTATTAGTTTACAACTATCTACTGATATCGGATTTATCAGTACAGATACCTATGAAGGCTATTTTAATAAATTAAATTATAATACTACTACACGCACTTATACATTTACAGGCTATCGTGATGAGTGTAACAGTATATTTGCTGATTTACAATTTTATCCTAATAAAAATACAACTTCAAGTGCGGTTATTACTTATTCTCAAAGTAAAAATGGATTTTTCCAATTCGATACAACTTTTAATTTAACAGGAATAGTTGATACAACTGCAATTCCGGGCACTGGGTTAACAACTTATACTGCTGGCACATATTCATTAACACCAACATTCCAACAACTATATTACTTAAAATGTGATGCTATGGTTATTGGTGCTGGTGGAACGCCTGGCTCTAATTATATTGTTTATCAACCAGGCACTTCTAATGTTTTAATTACTTTATATGGTGGAGCTGGTGGTGCTGGTAAATTAACTATATTCACATTATTAAATTTACAGTTTACAAATACAATATATGTTGCTGCAGCTGGCGGTGGAGCAAGTTATATTGGATCTTATTCAAGTGCTGGCGGATCAAATGGTAGCAATGGAACTCCACAAGCTGGAGGCTCAGGTGGAGCAAGTGCTACTGGGTTTGGTGGTGGATCAGGGACTAGTAATGGAGCGTCAGGCGGTGGTGGTGGACAACTCGGAGCAGGAGCAAATGCGCCAAACGGTACTGGCGGAACAGGTATATCAAGTGACTTTACCGGAACTGCTGTTACATATTCAAAAGGCGGAGTAAGTGCCTTAGGTGGCGGAACAGCTCCAACGACTCAAGGGTCGGGCAATCAACCAGGTTTAATTGTAGTTAAATTTTATGAATAAGGATTAAGAGATGGCAACTGAACTACCATACAGATATAGAATTAATGGCACATTAAACACCAGTGATGGTGTTTTAGCCAACATGGAAAAGTTAGCCAACAGTACCGCAAGTTGGATTAGTTTTGATATGTTTACCGGCAAGTGGGATGTCGTAATCAACAAGGCAGAGGATGTTAGTGCCGCATTTGATGACAGCAATATCATTGGCAGTATTCAATTGAACATCTTAGGTTTAAAAGAAATGTACAATGCTGTTGAAGTACAGTTTCCACATAGTGACCTAAATGGACAAAAAGATTATATCCATATTAGTATTCCTCCTGAAGATAGACTACCTGGTGAATTAGACAACACCTTAACTATTAACTATGAACTTCTTAATGATCCAGTACAAGCACAGTTCTTAGGACTTATCGAATTAAAACAATCAAGACTTGATAAGACTATTGTATTTCGTGCTGACTACAGCAAGATTAATATCCCAGCTGGAGCAGTCATCTCAGTTACCAACACAACATTCGGTTGGACAGCAAAACAATTTCGTATTGTTACTGTGAAAGAAATTAGTGATAATGATGCCTTACAAACAGAAATTACTGCTATTGAATATAATATTAATACCTATTCAACAGATGATTTATATAGATATATCCGTAGCAATGCCACAGGTATTGTAACATTTGGTGCTATTGGGCAACCAGATGCTCCACAGGTAACTAAATTAGAAGGTGTTAGTCGTCCAGGTATTATTATCGAAGCTGATGTGCCAGGTGGATTAGTTAATGGTATGGAATTTTGGTTAACTCGTGAAACTACTATAAGTTCCGATGATCTAAGAAAATATGATTTAATCGGCACTGTATATGGTACTGGCGGAACTAACCTTGTGCAAGGCGATACTGTTGAAATTGATTACGATACACTCGACACTGGTAACTTGTATGTTAAGGTTAGAGGTATCAACGGTGACATTACAGGTCCATATAGTACACCAAGTGGATTAATTAATTTTAATGCTAAACAGGTAACTGATGCTATTGGTGCTAACACCGCAGTTAATAATTCTGCAGGTAATTCTATTACTGGTTTAGTTGGAACAAATGCTCTACTATGGTTACTAAGCCAATTAATGTCAGGTGGTAATACCAGCAACACAGCGGCTACTATTAGCAGTCTCGGTTCATTGTTTGGCATAACTGGTAATATTGCTAATACTGTAAGTGGCACATTACAAGGTGTAGGTAGTGCCGCTCAAGCCGGAAATAAATTAATGATTATTGCTGAGGCTGGCACAGTAAAAAATATTGTTAATGCTCCGGGGTCAGGATTGACATTATATACAAAAACATTTGTACCTACAATCTCTGGTACTTATAAATTAGATGTTATTGTAGATCAAAATAATTCAGGAGCACGAGGTGGTCGTGGATCAACTTGGGGTGAGCCTTCTGATATTGTAGCTACGGCAGCTTATATATATAACGGGGCAACAGAAATACAACATGCAAATTCAGGTGGGGTTGGCGCCCACTCTTGGACTGACTTTGCTTTTACAACTATTTTTTCATTAACAGCCGGAGTAACTTATACATTAAAGTTTTATGCAGATGTTATTACAGCTTCTAATCCTACACAAAATTGTGATTTTGATATCAGTTGGAATATCTACACCATTGCTATCGCATAATTTAATCTAACTAAATAATAGCTATAACATGCAACTTGTACTGCCTCATGCGGTACAAGTTTAACCCTAAGGAGCATAACATGGCTGGTATTTTATCGTTCGACCAATATCTCGGCGGTCCTGATCAAATTCAAATTGAACAGGTATTTCCAAAAAATCAAAAAACAATGATCTATAACTTCAATCAGAATATTACTGGTTGGACTTTCGAATTAGATCAACAAACTCTCGTCGTTGATACAATGACCTTTAATAGAAATACAGGGCAACCTAATTTCTCAACCAGCTCAGTTATCGGCTTCTTTCCTAAAACAGAACTTACATCAGGCAATGTTACTGTAACCAATTCAACAACTGGTCTAGTAAATGTAACTTTTCCACAGAATATGTACACTGGTCCAATCATCCCTGATGCTAGATTAAATGTACCTATCACAGTGGTGGCACTTACTTGGACTGATGCACAAACTCCAGCTCAGATTAACACACATCGTTGGGCTCTTGTTCAATGCTGGGAACCAGATGTTACTCCAGGTGATCCAACTGCTAGTACTAATCCACTTTATACAGCAATAGGAGTTTAATCATGGCCTATACCATTGAAGTTACTGACTTGGGCAGTAACCCTAATGTCTCTACGACATCAAACACTATTACTATCACAGAAATTACCACGGATGTTAATGTAGAGAACCCAAATACAGTTATTGAAATTACTAATAACACAATTGCACCTTTTGAAATCTCTTATAACAGTGTGGCTGTAGTAGGTCCTCAAGGACCACAGGGCATTCAAGGTAATGTAGGAGCTACCGGTGCTACTGGTGCAACTGGACCACAGGGCATTCAAGGTATACAGGGAATACAAGGAATACAAGGTAATGTAGGTGCTACTGGTAGTACTGGCGCTACTGGCTCTAGTGTAGTATTGAAAGGCAGTGTTAATTTAATTTCTGATCTAAACAATATTGTAGGTCCTACAACTGGTGACTTATATGTAGTTTTAGAAGATGGTAATGGTTATGTCTACGATGGCAGTGCTTGGGATAATGTTGGACAGATTCGTGGTCCGCAGGGCATTCAGGGTAATGTTGGCGCAACTGGCGCAACTGGCAGTACGGGTGCTACAGGCCCACAGGGCATTCAAGGTAATGTTGGGGCTACTGGCGCAACTGGTAGTCAGGGTATTCAGGGCATTAAAGGCGACACCGGAGCACAAGGGATAGAGGGTAATGTTGGCGCAACTGGCGCAACTGGCTCACAAGGAATACAAGGCATACAGGGAATTCAGGGTAATGTTGGTGCCAAAGGCGATAAAGGCGACACTGGTAATACTGGTGCACAAGGTGCTAGTCTTACAATTTTAGGAACAGTCAGCAATGTAGCTAGTTTACCAGCAACTGGTAACATTGGCGAAGCATATATTATTGCTACTACAGCTAGTGAACCCGAAGCAGGTAATTTATATGCTTGGAGTTCTACTTCAAGTAACTGGGCAGATGTAGGACAAATTGTAGGTCCAAAGGGTGACACAGGTGCTACTGGCGCTACTGGTGCTACTGGTGCTACAGGCCCACAAGGGATACAGGGCATTCAAGGCATTCAGGGAAATGTTGGTGCTACTGGTAGTACTGGTGCTAAAGGCGATAAAGGCGATACTGGTGAGCAAGGCATACAAGGGATACAAGGCAATGTTGGTGCAACAGGTTCACAAGGCATACAAGGCATTCAAGGTGATGTTGGTGCTACTGGTGCTACTGGACCACAAGGGATACAGGGAAATGTAGGAGCTACTGGTGCAACTGGTGCAACTGGTGCAACTGGTGAGCAAGGCAATGTTGGTGTTGCTGGAACTAGTATTAGTTCTGCTGAAATAGATCAAGACACTGGTAATTTAATTATTACATTAACTAATACTACTTCTATAGATGCTGGATTAGCAGTTGGTGATACAGGACCACAAGGCATTCAAGGTAATGTAGGGGCTACTGGTGCTACAGGACCACAAGGCATTCAAGGTAATGTTGGTGCTATTGGTGATACAGGACCACAAGGCATTCAAGGTAATGTAGGGGCTACTGGTGCTACAGGACCACAAGGCATTCAAGGTAATGTAGGGGCTACTGGTGCTACAGGACCACAAGGCATTCAAGGTAATGTTGGTGCTTCTGGGCCAGTATTTGGTGATCCGGGATCATTTAGTACCACAACTACTGTTACTACAACTTTTGATGGTCAAGTTAGATTTAACAATGCTACTGTAGGCAGTGTAACACAAGTGGCTATTGGTGATTATGGTAACGCTAATGCTTGGGCTTTGGCGCTAGCTGGCAAACAATTAATTATCAGTGAGACCAATGGTCAATTATTAACTATATTCACAGTTAGTACTGTAACCTATACCATAGCAGGCGGCTATTACTATTATCTATTAGCAGTATCAGCAGGTCAAGGATCTCGTCCAGCTAATGGGCAATCTATTAGACTTACTCCAACAGCCACAGGCGCTACTGGTGCAACGGGTGCCACTGGTGCCGCAGGTGATCCAAGCGGTATTTCAGCTTTACTCAGCAGCAATGTTACTATAGCCAATCCAGGCAATGCCCGATATAGACTTAATAGTAATGTAGCCGCCAGTGTAACTACAATGGCTATTAGCACAACTGGTTATAGTAGTGCTGACTTATCTAGTTGGATTGCCAGTTGGGATGACAGCACCAGCACTGTAAAAGGCACATTACAATTTAATGACAACGCATATAACAGTGCCTTTTATCAAATCTCTAGC